CCGGGGGGCCTAGCGCAAGCTAGGCCACACCGGAGCTACTCATGTCCCTAACGGGCACGAGCGTTTTTGTGAAGCGTATCGTGAACTATTGCATGACAACCGCGTAAAGCGGCTATTCACATATTAACGCAAGGAGAAAACCTTGCTTTTGGGACAGTTTGCCCATGGCTAACGTTAAGCGTACTCAACGCCGCTATGGTGCAGACTATGGTGTCTCTTACGTCGAACCCGGGTACCCCCCATATAACCAAAATGGGGAACGCGGCATTACACGTGAGAACATCATCTACACAGAAGACAGTCCGAAGGACTGGCGCCACCGGATCCTCACGGGTCAGGACGCCACTTCTGTGCTGGTGGGTACTGGTACCACGATCAAGAATGATCGAGGTTTCATACAAGCTACAGGAAAAAAGCCTCCTGTTCTTGGCCATACCTGGACATCACGCGGTAGGATCACGCCACATGTCAGTGGCTTACTCCATCCAGATGTTGTTCCCCACCCCGATGCCGACAACCGTGCGGCTACTGAGCTGCTAAGCTCGTATCGTGACGCAGTCTCTGCTTTTCAAGGAGCGAACTTCGCTGCCGAGTTCCTAGAGTGTGTAACTCTATTTACCTCGCCTTTGAAGACGATCTTTGGTAAAAGCGTAGGCTTGTTTAACGCTATTGGTAAAGCAAAAGGCGTGGCTTATTCTAACCCACGTCTGTACGCCCAGAAAATCTCCTCAGCCTACCTCGGCTACCAATTCGCTGTCGCGCCCCTCGCTGCTGATCTTTCAGCAGCTGCGTCGGGCTTTCAGCAGTTTATGGAAAACCGAGTCAAGGTAATAGGAATCTCCGGTAAGGGCTCTGCGGAGGAAGAAATTGAGTCGTCAGTGAAAACGCACCCAGATATGGGTGCACTGGCGGAGCAATCTTACCAATGCATGAGACTCTCGCAAGTGAGATATCACGGTAAGGTAGGTATGTCGTTTTCTGGTATGGGGAGCCTCATGGCTCATATGGGCTTTTCTGCCCCTGACATCATCCCTTCTGTTTGGGAAGCTGTCCCCGGATCCTTTCTTGTCGACTACTTTACTAACGTCTCCGAAACCCTCGCACGTCTCTCGATAGGGGAAACTTATCCCTTCCTGAGGTACGTTGCTAAGGGAACCAAAAACAGTATCATCACTACGGGGTCTGCTTTCTCCCCGCGGTCCGATGCGTACTGGGACGTTGTTGCCTCAGGCTTCTCTTCACGCTGTGAAGAGTGGACCGTATCACGTTCTAGTGGGTATGAACTCCCACCGGTACGGATCCAGTACCAACTCCCCTCTGTAAAGCAGGGGTTCAACATCGCCGCGCTAGTTACTGCCATAGCCGCGAGCGAACCCTCCAGGCAGTTTTAACCAGGATGTCGAAATGACCATCACTGTTTCCACCCCGATCACCGGGGTTCCCCAAACGGGCATGGCTGCCCCGTCCTTCACCGTCGTCCAAGACAGTGCCGTGAATGTTAATTCGCGTCGCTGGGTTGTTACGAGCGTCACGGATGCAGGCGGCACGAACCCGCACACGATTGGACAACCGTTCTACGTGGAATTTACCCGCCCGGCGGTCTTCAAAACCCCGCCGATGCAGGACGCCACGTTTGGACGTCTCTTGTCCACACCCGCTCGCGACGAGTACCACGTGAAAGCCGTTAAAGGCGTTCTGTGTGGTCAGGCCGGACAGGTGTATCCCCTGCTCATCGATGCAACCATCAAAGTCCCGTCAGGGGCCACCGTGACAGATTCTGCCGGCATCCGTGCCGTCTTTTCTCTGTTTGGTGGCTTCATCAACGAGGATGGAGACGGCATCGGTGATGTCTTGATCAACGGCACGATGTAATGCGCCGTCGTGAGATCGCATACCACCGATTTTTGGTGGTTGTATCCGGGATCGTGATTCTTGGAGGACTTTACACATGCAGCCTGCAGTACAGCTCTTTCAACACTTCTGCGCAGACGTCAGTCTGCCCACAACCAGCGTATTAAGCTGGCCACCCGAATCCCTTTCATCTTCCGAGGTTGCCGTGTATCTTCAACGGCACAACCTCATTAGGAAGTTCGAAGGGAGTGGCAAAGTATCGAGGGACGCCGAACGAACGGCGATTCGTAAGTTTCTGGATGCCAACAAACATTCAGAGGCCATGAATAACAACCCCTTTATGCATTGCGAGAGTCTGATCGACGAATACCTCCTTGGCGAGTTTGAAAGCTCGCTTCGGCGGTTCTTCGACAGGTGCGTTGACGACGCACGAATCACAGACAATGCGCTCGATCATTTTAATGCTGGCCGTCCGGGTCCTGGAGCTTCCATAGCTACCAAGCACACGGATTTCCTTCAAAAGATGTTCGAGAGCCGCGTCAGTGTCACTCCGGGTTTGCTGCCTATCTGGCAGTACTGTACAACCTCCGAAACAGTTGAACCCCTCGCCAACGCTTTTTTCTTCGCGCGTGAACGATATGGGGTAGAGGTTGTGGAAGCAAGCAAAGTTAGTGTCGTACCAAAAACGGTCGACGTTGGTAGGGCCATTGGCACGGAACCATCCGCGAACATGTGGATGCAACGTGGCTTGTCAGCTCAAATCGAAGCTGGCTTACAATGGGTTTTCGGTCTTGATCTTGCTGACCAGCAAGACAAAAACCGGATCCTGGCTCAGATCGGGTCAATCACAGGTGAACTTGTGACCCTCGATCTCGAGTCCGCTTCAGATACGATTTCCTTGAGTCTCCTTCGGTTCATCCCGAGGTGGTTCCGGGACTTCTTGCTCCTTTATCGGTGTGAGAATGTTCGTGTCGGAAAAAGCGGCCATAAACTGCACATGATTTCCACCATGGGGAACGGGTTTACCTTTTCCCTCATGACTCTGATCATGGCATGCGTCGTCGACGCTTCTGCAAGACTATCGGGTGTTCGCCTAGCCCGTTGGTCGCATGGCACGGCTCCTGTCTCTCGGATAACGGATGACGTCCTTCCAATGCACCCAGGAAACTGGGGTGTGTTTGGGGACGATATCATCTGCCCGAAGTCAATCGAGCCCTCTGTCCAGCGTCTGTTGAAGCTTCTTGGCTTCAAGGTCAACCAGAGCAAGTCCTTTGTTGTAGGACCGTTCAGAGAGTCCTGCGGAGGAGACTATTTCCGCGGTGAAGACGTACGTTCCGTCTTTGTCAAGCACCTTGAAAAACGTGCTGACCTCTTTGTTACTTTCAACTCACTGGTCTCTTGGTCTGCTCTGCACGGTGTGCCCATCCCGAGGACGCTTGGTTTTCTATACAAGCTCCTTGAAAGGAATGACGAAGTAAAGCAATCGTCAAAAGTTCCTTGGGTCCCCATGCATTGCAATCCAGAGGAGGGCATCAACTGCCCTTCGAGACTCCTTCGGATTGATCACCCGAAAGATGAAAACGGTTCACTTGAATATGAAAAGTGGGATTCATCTCCTTCTTTAATTGTAGTGGATCGGACCACAGTGGCCTGGAAGAAGCGACTGCATAAGCGTAGGAGGATTAACAACCTCTTTGGCTTGTCGCAAGCGTTACTCTTTGGCGCAATCCGTGGCGGTACTTTGGCGGTCAAAATTAACGACCGCTCGCAGCTAAAGTACAAGTCGACACGCTGTGTTACCCCGAACTGGGATGCACAGTGCCACAGGGTCGGGCGATTTCTGCCCGATCCGAGACGTGTGATCGACGTTTTGGAATCCGTACTCTTCTAGTACGGAGCCGGACCCGCGA